TAGTTCCTGTTTTAGGAATATCAAAAAGTAATTGATTGTATTTTAAAAAAAAGTCATTTATTACAGTAGGAGGAGAAATAATAGGAGTACTACTTACCTCACTAACAGATATAGCTAATTGAGAAAATTTAGTGTTTATAACTTTCTCATATTGGTATTTATTAAATGATTTTTTATTTAAATCTAATTTTTCAGCCATTATTCATTAATTATTTTAAAGTAATAATCGTTGTCTAAAGTAATTGTACTTCCTTCTACTATAGTTTGAATTAAGATTTTATAATATCTTTCTGGTTCAAAACCATTCATATTAAGTGAAAAATAACTACTTGTAGTGTCAATGCTTAATTTTGTATATGATGAGTCAAAATCAATTACATACTCATTTGTGTCTAAATCTTTTATTGCATAGTATGAAGATGTAGGTAAGTATGAATTTTGAGTGTATAAAGATGCAGTTTGAAATACTCTAGTTGGATATGTAGGTCTAGCAAATACTCTAAATTTATTTATACTTCCTGAATAAAATATTCCAGGATTGTTATTTATTGACACTTCAAAAGGGTGGGTTGTAATAAATGATAATGAACCTGAATTAATGATAGTGTCGTTCCATTTAAATTCTAAACATGGAGGATATATTGTATGAGTGTCAATTGAGAAATATTTTAAATGGGGTTGAACATTTATATCATTGGTAAATTCTTGTTCTTGTTTAACTATAAAACCATTGTTAGGTATAGAACTACTGTACCAAGCAGTAGTTATTTTAGTAACATTTATGTTAATATCTTTATCATCATAATAACCAAATGTTTGAGATCCACTTAATGATTGTGTCACATACCATGTTCCACCTCCTACAGAAACTGAAGAAGAATATGATGCAGTAGTACCTGTGTTAAAAGTTCCTGTAGTCCAAACATTGTTACTTAAATATGATCTATAATTCCAACTTGCTCCATTTTGTGTTTCTGGTATGCTTCCATATCTTCCTGTTCCCATATTCCATGATTGAGAAATAGGATATACTTCTAAAGAAGTGTCTATATTTAAAGCTGTTACATCTGCTACAAAACATCTTAAATTTGATTGCCATGCCGTACCTGCTATTTTATTATTTATAACATCAGTTATTTCTGCTGATGAAAATTGTATAAGAAAACGACTTGTTTGAGGTGATGTTGTTGGTGAAATATTCACATCTAAAGAAGTTTCTAATATTTCATCAATTCCTGTATTCTTATTTGGATACATAGAATATAATGTGGTATCTTTAGTTGGGAATATTTTATATACGGCCATTGTTTATTTTTTTATAATGATACTACTCTACCTTGAATGTCTGTTGTTGGATATTTAACTTCAAAAATCATAGGATCTATTGAAGGATAAACTACATTATTTCTTGTAGCTCCCTCAACATCATATGCCCATGGTGAATATCCTAAATTTATACCTGTTTTATTAGTTATATGACATGTTTTAACTGTTTGAACTCCTTCTATTCTGTCTAAAAGAATATAAATGTCTCTTAAAATAATAGGCTGATTCATTTGCCATTTGTCAATATTAAAATAAGTTTGTAAAGCAGATACACATTTGGTTAAAATATCATTACTATTATAGTTAGGAAGGATAATGATTTCAAAACTAATTCCAATATTAATAACAAATCCATCTTTAATATTAACAGCATCATTTATCATTCTATGTTGAGAAAGATAAGTAATTAAATTCTGTTTTAATGCTTGAGATGAAATTGTTAATTTTCTATTTATATCATATGTTAAAATGTATAAATCTAAAATACTATTAGATTCTCCTGCTGATAAATTTTGAACTTTTGTTGGTTCAATGTAACTTTTAGCTATAGAACCATATTTAGAAGGCATACTTAAAGCTCTTACTAAATAGTCATCTTGTGTTACATTTCGTAATTGAGCAGCAAAATTAACTGAAGAATTTTGTCTTATTTCTTCTATTGAATCACCATCTCCTCCTCCACTAGCTGCTTCAGGATTTGTGGTTGTTAAAGAAGTAAAAATATCATTTGCTATTATACTATTAAGTCCTATGTTTAAAAATTTTGTTGTTGAATTTAAAGTAGTTAAAGAATTAGCATTCACATTAGATGTTACTCCTCCTCCTGTTAAATATCTAAATGTTAAAATAGTATTTGAGGGAGCAATACCATATGTTTTTGTAAATAAAAAATTTGTAGGAGAATATGCTGTTGATAATTTTGTTTGTTCAAAAGGTAAACCAATACCTAAATTATCTGGATTTGGAATTATTTCTTCATCTGAATCAGATGTTGTTCCTGCTCCAAATTGAATTTGTAAAGTAGAAGCATTTTTAAAACGAGTAGTAAATCTACGTTGTACTTTTTTTAATTTTAATAAATTTGGAGCATCACTACTATATTGATATAAATTAGGATCATTAATATTAGTATTTCTAATTGAATCATATACCATTTCTTGGCCTAGATGATCTACTTCATACCATTTATTTCCATCACTATCTGTACAATCTAAAATTCCAATTAAATTTGTTGCATCTAATTCAACTGTTGAGAATTTAATAGGAGAGTTAAAAGTAAAAGATATATAATTAATAGTAGAAGATATAGCTTTACGAGTTTTTCTTAATAAATAATATATAGGATTACCATTTAAGGTTTCATATACTGTAATTTCAGTTAAATCCATTGAACTTGAAAATGAAAAATCTACTGTGTCATTTATTAAAAAAGTTGTTGAACCATTAGACACAGTTGCATTTTCATTGACATATAAAGCATAATTAAAATCAGGAAGATATGTTGAACCAACAAGTATAGAAGGAACTTTTTGATAGAAATCTATACTTGTTACTGCTACTCCTGTTATTTTTGGTTTATAACCAAACATATATGCTAATTCAAATAAGTTATTTGATTGGCGAGCAAATTGAAGATAATTTTCTTGTACTTGATTGTCTAAATAAAATGATAAAACATCTCCTACATATGCTGCCATCTCCATAAACATCATACCTGGTGATGCAGCACTGAAGTCATTATATGTGGTTGGAAAGTAAGTTCTAGAGTAGTCTATAAGACTGCCTCTAAACTCATCAAATGATTTATTTATATATTTTATGTTTTTATTACTTGCCATTATCCAAAGTTTATTTGTATTTGATCAGTTATTCCTGTATTTATTATACTGTAATTTAATTGAACTGTAATTTCATTAGTATCTGGGACTTGAAGTACATTTAATTTATCTACAGTAATGTTAGAAAAATATTGAGATATTAATGATTGAATGTCTGATTTAAGATTTTCTATGTTATTATTTGTAATTTGTTCAAAAACAAATGCTCTTAAATTAGCTCCAAAACTATTATTTAAGTATCTTTCAGTTTTATTAGTTAGAAAGAAATTTAATAAATTATTTCGTATTGCATCTTTAGTAAGATATGTTGAAAAAAAAGCAGCAGGTGCATTAAAAGGTATAGCAACACCTATAGCCGTTCCTGGTCTAGTGTCAATTGGAAATATTTTTTTAGCGCCAAATGCCATTATCTTTTAATTAAATTCATTATTTGATCTAAGCCAAGTTGGCCTTCAGGAAGTGCGCTTCCTTCAGACATAGTATTTATAGATCCATTAACTTTAAATTCACCATCAAATCCTGACTTGGATCCTTGAGCTGTTTCATTTAAAATGTCCATGTATGATTTTTTAGCATCAATTGGAGATTTTACAGACTGTTGATGAGGTACAGCATTTGTGTTAAAATTTAATGTTCTATCATCATTAGATTGATATGATTCATTAATAGGCTGTTTGTTACTTTTAACAGCTTCTAATAAAATGTCCTTCAATTCTTCTTGAATTGCTTCTTTTACTGCTGATTTGATGATTTTTTTAAGTGTGTCTGTGTTCATTTATTATAAATATTTAATTATTGTGCTTTTAAATTGGGATTTAAATCAATTATTAACTTAATATTACTTATTAAAGTTTGTGGAGCTGTTGTGAATGATAATGGGGTTTGCAATAGTATTATACCTTGTGGATTTTTTGCGACAGCTTTTACTCTATTTACTGTTGGAGAAAATGGTTCTTTAACTATATCTAGTATAAATCCTTTATAAATACTTGATGGAAAGTCAACAGTATTCACATTTTGAGCATTTATTACTTGTTGTTTTTGAATATTATCTAATGCTTGTAAAGATGGATTTAATGGTATTAATGTATCTTTTAATGTATTTCCTAATGTGTTTCCTAATGTATTTCCTAATGTATTTCCTTTATCACAACCTAATAAATATTTATCTATTACTTTAAATAAATTTACCATTTGAGTAAGAGGAGCATTAATAGAACTTACAGCACCTTGTGTAGAATTTATTTGATTTTTAACACCATTTAAAGAAAATTTTAGGGTGTCAATTACTTCTTTAACAATTTCAATTTGTTGTCCAGCAGCAATTGCTGGATGAGGAATAGGTGGAACAGGTGTTGGTAAAAGAGACACAGCTATTTTTGCAATAGGAATAGCTATTTCTGTTGTGGATATAGTTGTGGTTGAAATATCTGAAATTTCTTTTAAAGGATCTAAAGTTTTACTTAAAGTATCTATTGTAGTAGAAGCAGTATTTAATGTGCCCATCATTGAATTTCTTAAATCTACTATTTGTTGTAAAGGACCTTGTGGAATACACACTCCTATTTTACCTGCTTGTTCAAGTATTTTATCTATGCCTCCTTGTTTTGCAGACTCTTTATCCATTGTCATAATTTTCATTATAAGATTAGGATCAATTTTAGATTTTGTTATTATTATGTCAATAATTTTAGGAACTAAAATAGATATTAGTTTTTGTTTAGCTTTAAGTATTAAAAATGCTATTTTAGTTTCATCCATTATTTTGTAAATATATTTATTTATGAAATGAATTTTTTAACTACAGTTACAATTTTAGCAGTCATTTCTTTATTTACTTCTCCATTTATACTATTGTAAATTTCATTTGGGGTTTGAAAACCAGTAGTACCTGGTACAGGCCATATTGATGGTTTAGGAGGTTGTGGTTTGGTAAACCAATCATCAGATATTTGTTTATCACCTATTGTACCTCCATCATTACTAATAAAACTTACAGAAAAGTTTGTAGTTTGATTGTAATCTTTAAATTGATTTCTTGTATAAAGATCAAAATAATTACTCTGACTAAAAAGTATATATGGATTTATTAAATTTATATGATTTCTATCTGTATCTATTCCAAATTTTTCATAAACTTGAATAGATTTTTTTATTTTATTCATATCCTCATAAGGGTAATCTTCTCTTTTATTAGGAAGATTACTACTTATGAATGGAATCATATTTTCAAATATTGTCACATTAGGCAATTTTGTTGCAGTATTTACATCTACAACTAATTCATTATTATCTGATATAGAAATTGCGTATCTTTTATTACCCCAAATTACAGGATAATAAATGGTATTTGGTAAGGCAGATCCTAAAATAGATGTTTCAAACTCAGGCACTGTTAAAATCATTGGAACCGGATAAGCAAGTTGATTGGTTTGAGTGCCTACCCATCCGTCTATTTTAACACAATTATCTGTCTTTTGATGATATTCTTGTGCTTTCTTAATAATTTCAGTAGATATTTTGTAGTTTTTAAATTTTCCACCTTTTGTGTCTAAATAATCATTAAAAATCTCTATTAATTGGCCTGTAACATTATTTGCATTTTGATTTATAATTGGATTCTTATACCAACTAGGAGATGAAGTTGAGTAAAAAGGACGTCTTTCTCTATTTATTATAATAAAATTAGGATTGTTTTGGTTTAGTGTACCGGGAATAATGGTATTAATTGAAGCCCAAGATCCATATAGCCACCTATGAAAATATGAATATGCCATATATTTAGAATCTTCAATATGTAGCGGATTTCTATTTTGATAAACAGGATTTAATAAAC